GCCATCAAGTGGTATGTCAGAGGAGACATACACCAGTTGTTGGAGCAGCATGAGCAGTTGAAGGAGAACTACAACAGGGTGTGCAACGAACTCTATGGTGACAAACCAGTTCATCAATCATGGTGGCGCAGACTGTTGGGCCTAAATTAGGGTATTAGCACCCATAAAACCCCCAGCAACGAGCATAGCCAGTATAGAAAACTTCGCCAAATCCAGTAATTTCGATACCGCTGCTGCCTCTCTGGGGCCAAGGTCGTCCTCGGTCATTGTCCGGCCCGTTCCCTAGCCATAGATAACGCGCCTTGCCAATCGGAAATTTCGTACTTTTCCATGCGGACAAAGTAGTTTAGGCCATTTGTGTTAGTGCCCGGTGTCCTAGCATACACATATAGATCTTCGACAATTAGGTTGTCAGGATCAACTAGCGTAAAGTTAGACTCTGCATTAGCTATAGATCCATTGATAGCCGCCCAGCCAATTTGATTGTCATCTTCTGCATTCATAAAATTAGACTCGCTTGTTGTGCCGGTCTTATTTTTTGAAAGTTTGCCTATTGCATCAGGATTAGATGAACTGTCATAGGATGATGACCATATGACAAATTCCACGACTCGATAAGCCGTGTCGAATCTGCCATCAAAGAGTGGTATCTGCTGTGGATTACCTGCAGTCGTGTCTGCTTCTGTTACCTTACCTCTAGCTGTGTATTCGCCTATCTTCTTCATTACATCTTCCTCCTTAATTGGTGGGCCTTCTTCATGATCTTGGCCTGAGTGTAGCCCTTGCGCAACTTCCCTGCCTTAGTGCGCCCCATGGCGTTAGCCTTTCGTAGTGCCTTTGCCATCTTGGGGTCTTTCTTGCCCTTCCTCTTTGGTTTTTCGCGCTTTGGAACCATTCCTTTTTTACGCAAAACCTCTCTACCGGCTGGCCCCTCTCGAGAGAGTCGTAGAAATTCCTCTACAGACATCCGAACTTCTGCCACAAAACCACCTATTGCTGTGACAGTGCAAGTGCGGTTGCGTTAGCCTGAGTTGCGCTTTCAAGGGTGCATTCTAGAATTACTGAGATTATAACTTCACCCGAATCAAATCCAGTGCTGTTATCGACACCGAGGAATAGGGAGTCCACTGCACAGAGGTAGCCCGTGTTGTACATGTGTGGGTTGACATCGTAGTCGTGCCCGGGCGTTACACCAGTCTTGAACGTCAATCCGCCACTGGAGATCATGCTTTTGTCATCAGCGAACACAAGTGCGCTTTGGGATTGGGTTGTTAGCTGCCATGCTGTCCTAGCATCGGCAGAGTGCAGAATTGGGTTCTGCGCGCCATTGGAGTCTGCAATCATAGCCGTGACGGAGTGTATCCGTAGGACAGTCGAGGACTTGACTCCTAAATTGACAAACGATCCCAAGTCAATCTCTTCTTGGGCGTAGGTCGTGCCGTTCGATGTTACTGCAGCTCTGATGAAAAATGAATCACTCTTTGCCATTATTATCCCCTGTAAAAAAACTCGCTAATAAATTAACAGGTTTGCCCGCGAATGGGGGCTCGCCCCCCCATGAGGGGGCCAATCTTCATATTCCTCGGGGCTATGGGAGGGATACATATCCCAGCCGACAGGCTACCTCGGGACTATGAATTACTACTCGCAGATCGCGGCGACGACGCTTCGCGCCGCCATCGCCGCCCCCTGCTAGGCTTAATATTAGTGATACTGCAGAATAATATTAAATATATACAGCCTTTTGGATAATTTACATGACTGATAAAATGGTTTTTGTTAAAGATGGTGAAATAATTGTGGATGCCAATGACTTGGAGTGTTTGATTCAAGCAATGGAAGAGTACCAAATGGATGCAGGAAAGATATCTGACGTCCAAGAGTGGGCAGAATGGCTACAGGAGATGATCGGGTGAACGAGAAGTACATCTATTGCCCGTCATGCGCAACGTTGAGCATACACAACAGGGTTACAGGCGACACTGTAGGCTGGTTGTGCCAGTCATGCAACCCTCCTCTGGAGGATTTCTCATGAAGTCTCTAATGGATGACCTACAGAGTCTTAATCGCGAGCTTAGAATCCTCTCAGAATACCAAGTATTGCTTGAGAGGAGGATTCAGAGAGTTTTCAATCGGATGGAAGCATACATCAAGAGAGGTGAAAGTGATGGCGAAAGTGAATAAGGCCTACAGTCTTGACATGGAGACCATACAAATGATCGAGCACTACACACACGGAGGCGAGAACAGTAGATCTGCCTTGGTCAACAACGCCATCAAGTGGTATGTCAGAGGAGACATACACCAGTTGTTGGAGCAGCATGAGCAGTTGAAGGAGAACTACAACAGGGTGTGCAACGAACTCTATGGTGACAAACCAGTTCATCAATCATGG